TAAATGATGAAGAAACATTTCTAGAAACAATGGTCAGAGTCTGGCTTGATGTCATGACTGTTGGAAATGGATATCTTGAAATTGGTAGAAATCTTGATGGTTCAGTAGGTTATATTGGCCATGTCCCAGCGACTCTTGTAAGAGTTAGAAGAAAAAGAGATGGCTACGTTCAAATTGCTAAGAGCAATAAGATTAGTGCTGTCTACTTTAGAAACTTTCAAGATCTTGAAACAGAAGACCCGCTTAATTTAGATACAAACCCGAATGAACTAATTCATTTTAAGATTTATTCACCAAACAATTCTTACTATGGTATTCCACCAGCAGTTTCTGCTGCTGCAGCCATTATTGGGGATAAATACGCAAAAGAATATAATATTGATTACTTTGAAAACAAAGCAATCCCCAGATATGCAATCATCTTAAAAGGTGCAAAACTTAGTGCTAAATCAAAACAAGAATTAGTTAACTATTTTAGAAATGAAGTTAAAGGTCGAAATCATGGTACTCTTGTTATTCCTATTCCTTCTTCTATCGGTTCTGATGCTGATATCAAATTTGAGAAGCTTGAGGCGGGAATTCAAGATGCGTCATTTGATAAATTCAGAAAATCAAACAGAGATGAAATCCTAGTTGCAAACAGAGTCCCAGCACCGAAGGTCGGCGTTTATGATAACGCAAACCTTGCTGTGTCTAGAGATGCTGATAAGACATTTAAGACTCAAGTTATTGGTCCAGATCAAGCTGTTATTGAAAAGAAAATTAATAAAATTATTGCTGAGTTTACTGATCTTATAACTTTGAAGTTTAAAAGAATTGATCTTGTTGATGACGAGATGCAATCTAGAATTTATGACAGATACTTGAGAACTGAAATTATTACACCTAACGAGGTTAGAGGTCATCTTGGGTATCCAGAAAGAGCAGATGGTGATGAGGTTCTTCCTTTCCCCACTAAGGTTAAAAAAGAAGGACCAGGGGCACCTTCTATGAATTCAAACAATCAGTCGGCTTTCCCTAGAAGAGCAGCGCCAGATACATCTGGTGGTGCTGTAGATCCCCGACAGAATGGTGACCAAGCAGAGCGTGGTCAGAATCAAGATAATGGCACAAACACTGATGCCTAAAAGGAGAAAATAATGAATGGAAGTTTAGTTTATTCAGATACGGCAGTGGTAAGCACTGACGGATCGCAGAGTCTTAATCATCATACGTCTGCAATATATTTTTGGAATCAAAACAATACAACATCGGCAACTGTTGTGTTGAATGGAATATATCAAGTAGTTATTCCTCACTCTCCAACTAATGGTACGCATATGTATCATTGTATTCCTGGTGATTACACTACATTTCAAGTTTCAACTGCCTCATGCACTTTAAGTGTTTATGCAATAGGCTAATTTGTATTTTTAATAAAAATACTGTAACATAGGGGTAATATGGAAAATTTTAATATATCGTTCCCAATTGATTTTATCAAAAGAGAAGAACGAATTGTAGTAGGTATTGCTACAGCAGATAATGTTGATAAAGCTGGAGATATTATTGATTTTAATGCATCACTTGCTGCATTTAAAAATTGGTCTGGCAACATTAGAGAGATGCATTCTCCTATTGCTGTAGGCAAGGCTATCAAGTATGAGCCAGTTATTGTTAAAGGTGCCGATGGTGAATCTTATAATGCTATCCGTGTAGAGGCATATATTTCAAAGGGTGCTCAGGATACTTGGGAAAAAGTTCTTGATGGCACACTTCGTGCTTTTTCAATTGGTGGAAAAATACTTGAAAAGCAAATGGATGCTAAAAAGATTTTTAGAGGAAAGCCAGTTAACGTAATTAAGAATTATGAACTTGGTGAACTTAGTTTAGTTGACAATCCCGCTAATCAAGTTGCTGTTATTGATATTGTTAAAATGGATTCTGATGGCAATTTTGATTATGTTCTAAAAGTTGACTGTGGAGATATTGATCTTTCTATTCCAGATAGCGTAAAGAAGACTGCTGCTATTGGATTGTCACAGCGTAAAGAGTTTGGTCGTGGTGGAACAAGCGTTGGGCTTGGTTCTGCAAGAAGACTTTCTGCTGGCGGTAATGCTACAGAAGAGTTTGTTAGAAAAGTTGCAAGTTACTTTCCACGCCATGAAGTGGATAAGCAAGGAAAAGGATGGAGTCCCGGTGAAGATGGCTATCCGTCTAATGGCCGTATTGCTTGGAATCTTTGGGGCGGTGACGCTGGATGGGCTTGGGCTAGATCTAAGGTTGAAACTTTGAATAACTGTACAACTAAGCTTGATGAAGATTTTGATATTGAAAAACAAAATTGCTCATGTGGTTGTAGTATTCCTGATAAACTTGTTAAAGAAGGTGAAGTTGCAACAGCTAACATGAATTCTGGTCTTAAGAATCCTCAACAAGGTTATGGCGATCCTTCTGCAACTGTTAAGCCTAAAAAGAAAAAGAGGGTCGGAAAGAAAAAGGAGACCACTATGAATAAAAGTGCTGATAGTCAATTAGATGTAATTGATGAAGTAGAAGAAGATTGGAATGAAGTAAAAGATATTGTTATAGCATTAGCTGATATGCTTGATAGTTCAGCCCCTATTGATGACATCAAAGAATTTGTAGATGAAGAAGATACAAATATTACTAAAATGCAAGCAGATATCTTGCAAAATGATGTACAATATGATACGATCTTAAACATGGAAGAACAAGACTACAATAAACTTTCTCTTTTGAAAAGGTTTGTTAACTGGGTTGTTCAAGATGTAAAAGAAACAACTTCAACAGAATCTAAAGTTGAAGTAACTGAGAACACATTGGAGGAAGAAATGGATATTGAAATTCTCAAAGATGCTCTTGGTGCTGTGGTTGACGAGAAACTGGCTAACTTCGCTACTTCAATTAAAGAAGAAGTTGAAGCGTCTGTTCAAGAAAAAATCGACAGTATCGCAAAGAGTTTTGAAGTTCAGGCAACTGAAATTCAAGGAAAGTTAGAAGCAGCAGAGAAGTCATTGGCTGACCAAGAAGAAAAGGTCAATACAATCGCAACATCTGGTGCAATTAAGAAAAGTGTTGACCCTGAAGATGACGCTGATGAAGAGGAACTTGTTAAGTCCGTATCTACTTCTGTTTGGAACAACGTTTATTTACCCCAAGGCTTAATTAGCGCACTTGGTTATCAGTCATAATTAGGAGGAATAATACTATGGCAACTCAACAAGAAATTTTAAGTAAGGCAGATGAAGTCACTACCAGCGTGGTTAATAACGATAGTGGTGGTTTGATGAAGCCAGCGCAGTCAAATCGTTTTATTGACTTCGTGATTGATCAATCAGTGCTCATGCAGAACTCAAGAGTGGTTCGCATGCGTACCCCGCAAATGGAAATTGATAAGACTTCCGTTGGCACTCGTTTGCTTGCAAAAGCAACTGAAGCAACTGACACCGCAGCTAACGCTGCTGTCACATTCACCAAGGTCTCTTTGAGCACCGTTAAGCTTCGTCTTGACTGGGCACTCAGCACTGAGTCTTTGGAAGATAACATTGAAGGACCATCGTTGGAAGATCATATTGCTCAGATCATGGCACGTCAAACTGCTAATGACATGGATGATTTGTTCATCAACGGCAACACCTCTTCGGCAAACGCTCTTCTCAAGGCTCTTAATGGCTTTGTGAAGTTGGCTACAACTTCTGGTCGCGTAGTTGATGAAGCTGGCAACAACGTTTCACGTTCAACATATGATCGTATTCTTCGTAACTTGCCAAGCAAGTACTTGCAGCGCCGTAATGAACTGAAGTTCTTCTCTGGTTCAGGTGTTGTTCAGGACTCAATCTACAGTTTGGGTAACCCGAACTCGGCTACACTTGCTACTGCTGGTGCTCCATCACCTGGTTCACTTGCAGGCGATGCTGCTTTCTTCCAGGGTTCAATGCGTGGAAATGGTGGTCCTGGTGCTACTGGTCTTGCTCCATTCGGTATTCCGTTGGTGGAAGTTCCTTTGATGCCTGAAGCTGTTTCTGGTGACTACTCTGGTGCTGCTGGTTCACATGGTTATGTGGAACTGACGTTCCCGAACAACCGTGTTATCGGTATCCACCGCGACATCACCGTGTACCGTCAGTTCAAGCCAAAGACTGACACCATTGAGTACACACAGTACATGAGAGTTGCATCCAATATTGAGAATGCTGACTCGTATGTAATCGCAAAGAATGTGAAGCTTCGCACTCTCTGACCTTAGGGCGTTATAGTTACAATTAAAACGTTCGGCATTGAACCCTAGTGAAAACTAGGGTTCTTTGCTTTGTATTGAAGAATATATGTGGTACAATTTTATACTATGACCGATAATGTTATTAAATCAACCGATACAAATGCTGAGACAACTGATGAAAAGCCAGTTGCAAAGAAAGCTGCTGCTCCTAAAAAAGCTGCTGCTCCTAAGATCACAAAAGAAAAAAATGATAGAGATTTTGATATTGCAGTAGCACAGCCCGGATATAAGTTTATTTATTTTTCCTCTGGTTATGGTTATGCAACACCTAGTGGATATCAGTTTTCACAAGAGCAAAGAATTCATCAGATTCCAATTGAGGAAGCAGATCATCTTTTAACATTAGATAATTTTAGACTTCCTGACCAATTGGAACTTGAAGAACTTGCTAAGGAGAGTTAATAATGGCGGGTTCCGCATCTAATTATTTGGAAAATAAGTTAATTGACCATGCACTTGGTACGACTACGTTTACTAAACCAACGACAGTTTATGCTGCTTTGTATACTGTAGCACCAACAGATACAACTACTGGGTCTAGTGCTGGTGTGGAAGTAACTGGCGGTTCTTATGCGCGTCAAACTATTACTTTTAGTGCTGCATCTTCTGGTTCAGCAAGTAATAACACTAACGTTGACTTTAACACTATGCCAGCAGCAACAGTTGTTGCTGTAGCAGTTCTTGATGCCTCTACAGCAGGAAACGTGCTCTTTTGGGGCACTTTAACAACTAACCGTACTGTTACTGCTGGTGACTCAATTAGAATTGCTTCTGGCGCTTTGGTGATCAGCCTCGACTAATATGGAAAGACGAGAATTTTTAGGCAATGTAGTTTCAACTACTTTATCTGCTAGTCTTAGCAATACTGCTACTTCTATTAGTTTGACTGATGGTTCTACTTTCCCAACGGGTTCTTCAAATAAATTTGTTATTGTTATTGATCGTGGTACTATTAATGAAGAAAAGATTCTTATTTCTTCACGGTCAGCGAATACTTTAACTGTTTCTAGCAGGGGATATGACGGGATTGTTGCTGTTGCTCATAGCAATAATGCAACTGTTGATCATATTCTTGATGCGACTAGTATTCAGGATATGAATACTACAACTTATGATACTCAAGTTCTTTTATGGGTGGGGATATAAATGGCTTCTTTAACACCAAAAACTCTTTTTGTAGGAAATACTAGTGCTGCTAATGTTTACACTGCTAACAGTACTTCTGGTAATTATACTATTATAAAAAATATTAGTGTTTGTAACGCTAACAATAGTACTACTAAATCAGTTACTATTAACATAATTGCACCAGCTGGTTCTGCTGCGGAAAATAATCTTTATATTAGTGCTCTATCTATTCCAGCCAGTAATGTTGTTCAAATTGATACTAATCTTATTTTAAGTAATGGATACTCAATCTATATGAGTCATACTGGTAATGTTACTACTACAATTACTGGTGTTGAATATTTGGGGTAATAAATGATTAACTATCTTGCCGTAGAAGGACAACCACTTTTAACAGATTTAACAGTTGAGGGTTCTAGTTCTTCTGAACTTGTTCGT